TTTTATCTTGCTAACCGTTTCTATCTCCCCCAGACCTATGTAATCTAAAATACCCTCGTAAATCGCCTGTGCGGCTTTCTGCTGGAAGGTATTATCAATAAGCAAAGCCTTTTCTTCTGCGTTTGAAATAAACGCTAATTCCACTAAAGCAGCCGCCATATTCGTTGAATTTAAAACTGCTAAATCCTTACGCTGTTTTACCCCTCTATTTGCTCTTTTAAGCGATTTTACAAGCTTGTCTTGTATTGTCTCGCCTAGCCTTAAATTATCGCCTGTGAGCGAATAAACAAGGGTCTCTGTGCCATGTGCTAGTACGCTTGCGGCAGAATTACAATGGATAGATACAAATATATCTGCTTTATAAGCGTTTGCTATCCTCGCTTTTTCGTTTACCGTGTTAAATACATCTGTTTCACGTGTTAAAAGGACTTCAAGGCCTCGCCCCAGTAAAAGGGTTTTTAGCTTTAGGGCAACGGCTAAGTTAATGTTTTTCTCATAGGCGCTGCCGTTTGTTGCGCCGGAATCTTTTCCCCCATGCCCCGGGTCTATACATATCTTCACGTTTACCACCCCTATTTTTCCACCTGCGTGCCGAAATAAAATGAAATTACCATCATAACAATATTTGTTACGCTGTCAGGCTGTATAGTGCCATTAAGCGATAAAACGGCAAACACCACCAAGATAACCAATGTAACGATTGTTTTCACTTTGATTAAGGCCGCCAAGTTCTTAAGTAGTTCTTGCAATTATAATCACCCCTTTAAATAAGATGTTCCTTTGCTTGCTCGTTTAAAAATGAGTAATACTTATTCCTTGCGCTGTCGTAAGCCTCTATGCCTTCTTCAACTTCGCCGTTTGCTACGCCCCTTTTAATAGCTATAGCTGTCGCAAACGCCATTTTAGCCGTTGCCATCTGCAATTCAAGGGCAAGAAGGCTTTCGTTTTTCCTTGCTTCGGCTCGTTTGTCCGCTAACTTCTCACGCACCTTTTGCGCATGGTTAAACCACGCCATAAAGATACCCACTACTACAGACGGCAAAACGGCAATAAAAAGCTGCTCCATTGTCATATAATCACCCTTTTAGTCTACTGGTCTTATCCTTGTATCTGCTCCGCTTTCGTAAATCCTGCCCTTTGCGTCTTTTATGACGTATTTCTTATTGCCTAGTTCGTCCTCCGAGTATTCGATAAACCTTTCGTCTAC